AACTGTGAAGTAATTGAAAACGGCTATCCGCACGCGGGCCATCTGGACAACCCATTTACGCCTACAAAAGACCTGTGCTTCGGAATGCCCGCTTACATCAATTTGCCAGCTGGAATCAACTACACAAACAACAACCTGTATAATCGGAATTGGCGTAAATACATTAACGAGATTACGGACCGCAACAGCAAACTTGTTCGCGTTCGGGTTTACATAACCCCCGCGGAGTGGCAAAGGTGGCTATTTCGAGACCTTTACTTTTTTGACGGTCAATACTTCAGACTTAATAAGATTACCGATTACCCCGTGGGAGGGTCAGACCTTGTTGTGTGCGAGTTCCTTAAACTCAAAACATCGTCGGTATTTACCCCGCAAACAGGAACAGCAGGCGGGGGGTTTGATATTAAGGACGACAACAATGACCGATTTCCTGACCTTCGCGGCGGGTTTGACCGCCCCGTACGTCGCTTCGGCTGGGCTTCAAACGATGGCAGCAACGCCCGCAACCTGAAAACATTTGTAGACCTTACGCGGGGGCTTACAGATATGAATTACGCAGACATTGGTAACCCATCCACGGGTGACAAATTCCGTCCTGCAATCGAGTGGAGCGGCGCGGATTGGAACATAGTTTTAATTCAAGAACCATAATGGCAAAGAAGATAGTAACCCCTGTTGAGGTGCAAGCCTCTGTAAAGGGAGATGAAAGCGTTAAGTCGTTTCGTGCTCAACTGAAAGAAGCGCAGCAGGAAGCTTTCCGATTAGCTCAAGCGCTCGGACAGACCAGCCCCGAAGCGGTGAAGGCGGCGCAGAAGGTTGCGGAATTGCGCGACCAAATGGAGGATTTTAACGCTACCGTTAAGGGCTTGCATCCAGACCGCTTCCAAAAGTTCGCGAACATCACGGCCACGCTGGCCAACGGGTTTGCAGCGGCTCAGGGCGCAGCGGCGTTGTTAGGTTCGGAAAGTGAAGATTTGCAAAAGTCGATGGCGCGCGTGCAAGGAGCAATGGCTTTCGCTCAGGGAATATCCGCGCTGAAGGACGTACAATTTCAGCTTGGAAATATTCCGAAGATGATTTATTCCAAGGTTGTGCCAGCGTTTACCACGGCGGCGGGCGCGGCCCGTGCGATTGGTATGGCCTTGGGTATCGGTGTGATTATCGCGGGGGTGACGGCGTTAATCGCGCTATTCCAAAAGCTCGACCTTAGCATCGACGGCGTTTCAAAGTCGGATAAGGAATTAGCCAAATCGCAGGAAGCGCGGCTGAAGGCATCGAAGGACAACGTGGATGCCCTCGATGCACAGGACAATATCTTGAAGTTGCAGGGCAAATCTGAGCGGCAAATCCTTGAAATGAAGATTGCGGCGCTGAAGACTGCTATTGACAATCAAAGGGCGGTAATTGAAACGGGCAAGGCTCAGGCAAAACAGCAGATACAGGCGGCGCAGCGCAACAAAGACATCCTTCGCGGGATTCTGGACTTCATAACCAAGCCATCTGAATGGCTGCTGAAGCTCGTCGATAAGCTGGCGTCGATGCTTGGTTACGATACAGGGCTGGCTAAGGTGTTCAGCGAAACAAAGGATGCAATGGTTAGCCTTGTTTTCGACCCGGAAAAGGAACAAAAGGCGGCTGAAGAAACACAGCGGGAGCAGGAAAAAGCCTTGACGGACATGGAGAATAAAGTTGCAGGCCACAAACTTGCAATACAGGCCATTGATGCTAATGCAGAAAAGGAACGTAAGGCGGCTTCGAAGGCCGAACAAGACAGGCAAAAGGAAGAACAGGATAAGCTAACAAAGCAGGCTGAGGATGCAGAAAAGGAACGCATACGCATTGCCCAAGAGGCTGAAAAGAAAAGGATAGCAGACGCGCAATGGGCGGAGCAGATGCGCAAACAGGCACTCGATAACGAGCTGGCCTATGTGAAGGGCTTTTACGATGAGCAGGAATTGGCCGCTATGCGTGCTGCTACTTCAAAAGAAGACCTTGAGAAGCGCATGGCCGAAATTACAAAGCAGCGGCTTATCAACGAATTACAGGCGCTTAAAGACGCGGGAGCCTCGACCATAGAAGTTGAAAAGGCTATCGAAGGTATACGGCTCGCAGACGCTCAGGCAGCAAGCGAAGAGCGTAAGACAATAGCTAAAACCGAGGCTGAACTAAAACAGCAGCTTGAAAAGGACGTTCTTGCAAGCCTTGGCGCCATAGCACAAATAGCAGGCGAAAATTCCAAGGTAGGCAAAGCGATTGCGCTGGCTCAAATTGCATACGACACAGGCAAGGCAATATCCGGCGCGTTGGCTGTAACCCAATCCATGAGCGGCGATAACGTGGCCACGGGCGGTCTGGCAGGTATTGCTAAATTTGCAGCAATATCCGCTGCCATCCTCACCAACTCAGCGCGGGCGATTCGCATCGTGAAATCCGGCAACGTGCAGCAGGGCGGCGGCGGAGGCAACCTCGGAAACATAAACGCAGGCCGCAACCTGCAAGCCCCTTCCATGCCATCTTCAACCCTTGGCGGCGGCACTCAATTTGCAGGCTCATTCGATAACCGCGTGTACGTCACCGAAGGGGACATAACCGGAACACAGCGCCGGGTAAGGCAGAACAGGGGGGTATCGGTAATATGAACGGCAAGTTCCAAGCCATGCAGCGGGCGGCCTTCGCGAAGATGGGCAGGGCTGAAATCGAACAGCCTACCATGACTGGAGACACGCTTTCCGACCTGATGTTCGCATGGACACAGCAAACCTCGAAAGACCTTCAACAATCGCTACTGAGTAACAGGCCGAAGGGCAAAAACACCCGCCCCGGCTTCGCGTCGGGTTCGCTTTGGCAGTCTTTAGGGCCGGAAGGCACTCAGATAATCGAGCGCGGGAACGAAGTCATTGCGCGAATCACAGCACAGGAAGAATGGCAATGGGTGGACGGTGGCCGCAAGCCCACCCGCAACAGCGGGGACGGCTCGATAATCAGGAGCTTGCAAGAGTGGATAGCATCGAAAGGCATTCAGGTAAGGCAGTCAGCACAGGAAAGCAGCCAGACGGTGCAGGAGCGCAACCTATCATTAGCCCATGCCATAGCTAAGAAAATTCACGCTAAGGGCTTTTACGGCAACAACAGCGAGGGCACTGGATTCTTTAGCCGCGTCATAAACGACCAAGCCTTCGAGGATTTGGCGGAATACCTTGGCGAATCCACGGGCGAAAAAATCCGCCTTTCCTTTGAATTGGTAGCGAAGGAAAGTAAAGCGCAGCCGGGGTTCTTCTAAAAAACTTCCGCACTTTTTGAAACCCGCCATTGTAGGTAATGGAGGGCTTACCAGTTTATTACTTGGAATTGAACGAAGGTGACGGCCTGACACAGGTATCGCTTGTGTCCTCCCCTGCCATCGAGGAAAATTTCCACGCCTTCAACGCTCAAGACCAGCCGTTCACCTTCGCGATTCAATCCGAAGAAAAGCACATCATCACAGGCCCGGCCATGCTGGCTGAAAAGCCCATTTACAGGCGCGGCCCTGATGGCTCGGAGTTCATGGTGAAGTTTAGCGCGGCCACGATTGAAAAGGCTGTCCGGATGTGGGCAACCCAAGGCAAATACAACGCGGTGAATGCTGAACACAGCAGCCCCGTTGGCGGCCTGTTCCTGCTCGAATCTTTCATCACTGACCCCGTGCGAGGCATCAATCCGCCGGAAGCATGGAAAGACGCGCCCGCTGGCTCTTGGTTCCTGTCGTACTATGTGCAGGACGATGCGCTATGGGCTAAGGTTAAATCGGGCGAGTTCAAAGGCTTCAGCATCGAAGGCTATTTCACCGACCGCCCCGCCGACGAAGACGCCGAAGCGATGGCGGCAATCCACGAAATACTCAGCAACTATTCAAACAACATGGATCATAAATCAACAATCGGCCAAATCCGCGCTCTGCTTGGATTCAGCGAGCAAGCCCCTGCCGCTCCCGCTGGAGAACCCGCAAAGTTCGGTGAAGGCACACTCGCAGACGGAACCGTTATCCGCTGGCAGGGTGAAACGCTCGAATCAGGCGCACTGCTTGAAGTTCAGACCCCCGAAGGTGAGTTCGTACCCGCGCCGGACGGCACGCACGAAACAGCCGACGGCCAACTTGTTACCACCGAAGGCGGTATCGTGACTGAAATCATGCTGAAGGAAGGCGAAGAAATGCCGGACGGCGAAGACATGAAGGCGGAATTTTCCGCGCTCAAATCGGAATACGCTGCCAAGTTTGAAGCTCAGGAAGCCGCGCTTGCAAAGCTGGCCGCTGCTATTGACCGCCTGACCACCGCACAGGGCAAGACGCTTGAGGTAATCGAGCAGTTTTCCGCTATCCCCGCCGCTGAACCTGTGAAGAAGCCGCAGGGCTTCGGACGCACAGCGCAATCCACCGAAGACCGCCTTGCTAAGGTGGCCGAAAATCTCCGCAATCTCAAAAACAACAAATAAGCTATGGCATTTAACCTCAATGACCTCGACGGGTACGGCAAGGAAGACTCCCTCCCGTTACTCACAAAAGCGCTTTTTGGCGCTCCCACCGCCGCGCTCCTTCAGGGAGCCGGGCAGGTGATTCCCGGTATCAAGACCAGCGATAACCTCAACATTCTTGACTCAACAGTTTTCTTCCAAGCCAACGGCTGCGAGCCGACCACCTCTGGAACCACCACGTTTTCAAAGCGCACTCTGACCGTAGGCGATATTCTCGTTTACGAAACCCTGTGCCCGAAAACGCTGAAGACCAAGTGGATGCAAACCCAAATGGCAGCAGGTTCATCCGGTGACAACACCTTGCCCTTTGCCGAGGTTATCGGGCAGGAAAAGGTAGCGAAGATTGCCAACGAACTGGAAACAGACATCTGGCAGGGAACCATCGTAAACAACCAATTCGACGGCTTCAACACCATTTTGAGCGCACTCGGATTCGGCGGAGCAGGCGACCCCATCGAAGGCAACCCGACCACAGGCGGCGGATGGACTAAGCTCACCAGCTTGACCTCAAGCAACATCGACGACGCAATCCTGAAGATGATTACTCAGGCGCAGGAAAGCACCGACGGCAAGGCCATCCTTTCCCGCCCCGACCGTTTCTTTGCGATGGGTGTGGACACGTTCCTGCTTTACAAGCAGTACCTTGTAGGAGCAAATCTGTTCCACTACAACCCTGAGCAGGCTAACCAGTTCCAACTGATTGACCCCATCAGCGGTACCACGGTGTACGGTCTGCCGGGCCTGAATGGAAGCAACAAAATCCACTTTAGCTACTGGGCTAACTACTTCATCGGTACTGATCTGGCAGGCGAGGAAGAGTCTTTTGAGTTTATCTATGATGCGCCCAAAAAGACCTCAATCTTCAACGCTGAGTTCAAGTACGGGGTGCAGGTAGCGTTCCCGACCCAAATTGTGTACTTCTCACTGTAAACGCCCATTCATTTAACCATAACCGAAGGGGCGGGTAAATAGCCCGCCCTTTCTTTTAAGCAAAAAACATGAGCTGCATTTTAACCACCGGATTTAGCCACGACTGCAAAGATGCGGTCGGTGGCGTTTCCACCGTTTGGCTTGTCGAGTATGAGGCGGTATCGTCTTACACCCTGTCAAGCGGTGAAGTATCGGCCCTTACGCTTAACGGCGGCAAGGCTTTTTTCAAATATGAGCTGCCGAAGGACACGGCCAGCTTCACTAACACCATTACCACAAACGTAGAAAACGGAACCACCTTCAATTCCTGCGAGTTGAATATCAAGCTCCGTAAATTGTCTACTGCAAAGCGTAACGAGGTGAAGTTGCTTTCAACGGCCCGCCTTGTTGCCGTTGTAAAAACCAATGAAAATCAGTATTGGTTGATGGGCTTTACACGTGGCATGGATATGTCGAACGGAACCAACGGCAGCGGTACAGCGTTGGGCGATATGACAGGTTACGACCTGACCTTTACCCATGCGGAAAAGGAACCGCCCGC